GGACGAAAGCGAACTCGTCGAGAAAGAGGATGTTAAATGACATACCTCGGACAGCACTTGCAGACGTAGACGCTGCCAGTATCTTACTCCCATTTTCTAACTCCAATGAACCTTTGTTCCATGCAATGATACCTTGCTGCATCCATTTAGGCAGGTTTTCATAAGCAGTCTGTAATCTTCCAAGAAGATCTCTTGCAGTTGCTGCTTTGTTTGCCAGGATACCTATATTAACACTATCGTTGAATACTGCATAGTGCAAAAGATATGACACAGACGTAGTGGATTTACCAGTCTGACGTGGCATTTTACAAATATTAAATCTATTCTCGTGGAAGTTGGAAATCAACTTCCTTTGGAAGTCGTATGGTTTGAAGGGAACAAGACCTTCATCCAAACTCACAATCTTGACATAATTTTCTGCAAAATACACAGGATCATTTTTACACCTTACGAATTCTATAATATTTTCTTCGGTGAACTCAACCGGCGTATTTGCCTTTTTTAAATTAGGATTGCCAAGATATACATTATCAGCCATGATTTATAAATTTCCCAACGATGCTACAGTTTCTTGTGTTTTCAAATATAATTTAGCATAGCATTTTGCTACGTTTTTTGCGGTTTCTATTTCTTGTAGATTATCAATCTCTCTTGCAATTTTGATGTACTCAAAACTTTTGTTTAAGTTCTGGATTTTAATTGCGTCTGGGTCTAGGTTCATTTGCGTCTCCTCCTGAGTCTCCTGCAAACATTAATGGTAAAGTTGGTTCTCTTTTTACTGGATTGTAGTATAGCACAATTGGTCCGGGATAGACCTTATTGAGTTCTGCACGTACTTCTTCTCTTGTGGGTCTGGAGAATTTATTGAAGAACATTTGAACTTTAAGTGTTCTTCCTCTCCAATTGAAGATAATAGTATATGTTCTTCCTCTTTCCTGTACTCTAAGATACGATTCTGCTATCTCGTTTCTCCAGTTGGAGTTGACTTCCTTGCACTCATAGGTTGCTTTACCTGGGACTACAACAGATTTACTGAAGTTCCTTATTGTAAACATGTCCCACATCTTGGGACCATAACTACATTCTTCTCTGTATTCCATTTTGCCACAGAGTTCGCAGAATCTCTCTTCTCCGTAACCTTTCATATCTTCTTTCACCTCTTTTTTCTCCGGTAAACCTTTATGCTTGGTAGATGCAAACTTCTTCACATCTTTTTTAGTCATGGATTCTGCTGCTTTTGCAGTTTCGGGTGTTGTAGGTTCTGCCTCACCTTTTTGAATAGCACGAACTATTCCAAAGAATTTTTGCTGTTTTTTAGAGACTGCCTCTTCGTTCATCTTCTTAGTTTTCTTTTTCATCGAGTTGATGTACTTTCGATAAACTGCTGCTTCCGAAGATTTACCCATCTCTCTTGCTCTCTGTTCCATAGCAACTGCTGCCTGGATCTTGTGAGCATGAGATCTTGATGAATTGCGAATTTTAGAAACAGATGCCTTAGCGGTTGCAACATCTTTAAAACCGAGTCCATGGATAGTTCCTTTTGGATTTTCGTCAGTATAAAGATCGGAATGTTTTTTTGAATTAGCAGGTTGCCCCTTCTTTCTAGGAATACGAGGATTAGTTTCTTCTTCAACCTTCTTTTTGCCTTGACAATGAGCTCTTTGCGAAAACCCCTTGGGGTTATCACAATCAATAGACTTCTTATACTTGTCAGACCATTTCTTTGGCATGGTTATTTACTTTTTCGCTGTGCTTGACCTAAACCTGACCCGGATGGATCTCCACCTGGACCTTTGAATTTAAGTTTGGGTTTACGAATTGCTGAAGATCCGGCAGAACCAGCAACCATCCTAGAAAGACCACCTACTACTGCTTTGCCAACATTGCTCAAACCACTAGCAAGACCAATACCAGGACCCATTAGGTTCTGATCAATCTCTTGGATATTATGTTGGAATTGTTTGTATGTTTTCATTCCTTTTTAAATCCATCCTTGAGCAGTTTTTGCAGTTCAGCAGTTGAACCAACAAACAGTGCATTATTTACAGTCGTTGGTGAAGATGACTTCTCCTCTTTATTTAGATCCTTCATCTTCTGCTGCAGATCAAGCAACTTATCGGATACATCACCAACGCTCTTGATAAGTTGACCAACAACCTCATATGATCTTGGTTGTTGACCTTCCTGTGCTAATTCAAGGATACCATTGATTGCTTCCTGTCCCTTCTCAATCAAAGAATACAAATTACCACGAGTATACTCATAATCTTTAAGGTGGTCCTCTTGACCACTGATTTTTCTAAGTTCTTTCTTGGTCTCTTTTACAATTTCTCCTGCCTGAACCTCAATGTCCAAGGTATCGTTTATGCTGTCAAATTGGTCACTCATACATCTGTACCCTTAGTTGGACTATAAGATTTGAAATCACTAAAGTCAAATCGTTCTTCACTGAATCCGAAGTCATCACCAGGTTCTACCAGATCATCATCTGCCTTAGTGACTGCATCAATGGATACTCCTTTAATGTGACTATCTGCTTGAGTTCCATCAACTCCTCTATACACTAAGAGTGTTTCATTACTGATTTCTCTAATCTGTATGAGTTCCTTGCCAATGTAGATATAACCATCAACAAAGAGATTTGTTGCATTGGAGACCAGGAACTTGGTCTGTTCTGCGTTAATATCCTCAGCAAGAGTAGTTACATTATCATCATTGTAATCCTTAAGTGCTCTGGGTTCAGCAACATACCTGAGTTCCCTCTTTGCAGTTTTGGTATTTGTAGTTGTATGATAATCGACCTGAACCTTTCTGATAAGTCCTTCACTATTATCAGCAATTGCACCAAACAGATATGTCTTTGCTGTAAACTGTAAGTCGTGAACAATAACTCTCTTCTCTTCATACCCAGAAGTATAGTTATCTTGGAAATTGATATTTTCTAGAACCAGTGGTACGTCTCTCTTCTCACCAATTGCATCTACTAAGTCAACTGTTACATTGAATGCTGGTTGGAATATAGGAAGAATCTGTTCAATGATCTGCATTGCATCTTCATTATATTGAGTCATGATTGACAATCTAAAACCTAGATTGTATGGAACAGGCATGAAGACTTTTCTTGCTGTCTTAGTTCCGTCTTTAGTAAATGCTTTAAAGGTTTGCATCGTAGAAACCTTTCTAGTAGCATCATATTGAATACCAGTCAGTTCAAATCCTAATCTGGGAAGAGTTATCGATACTCTTCTTCTTGGGTCAGGTTTCTGTTCTAATCTTGCAATAAACTTCTCAGAGGGACCATATGCAATCGGAACCTTTACAGTCGAAAACTCTGATCCGTCCTGCTTCGTATGCCGGAGTTCAATGCTGTTGAAAAGAGTACCGAAAGATATGATAGTCTTTCGTATAATCTCATGATAATAATACTGTCCTAACATGACACCATGGTTTGCCTATACTAACTATTTAGATCTCTCCAAATGGGTTCCTTTCGGTAAAGTCAAGAATGGTATCTGCTTCTGACTCTATTTCAATATTATCTGCAAATTCATCAAACTCATCCTGATCAGAAATTGCTTCAATTCTTCTAGCAGCATCAGATCCAAGTTGAGTAGTTCCAATACCTACAATGATTTCTCCAAGTGCAAAATTACTAGAAGCATTTGTAATTTCTAATACATTAATGTCAGAATCCCACTTGTGAACATACGCTGTGGTGCCCGTAGAGACGCCTCTGACAAGTTCTCCAGGCAAATAGTTAGAGGAGTTGATTCCGGTCGCAGGGACCTGTATGGTGACGTTTGGTGCCAATGTGTATCCTGCACCAGCATTAGTGTATCGGATAGAACTAACTCTTTCATCAGCGTCAACAATAACTACAGCAGAAGCATTAGTTCCACCTGAAGGTGCTGTTGTAATTGCAACTGTTGGTGTGACGCCATATCCAACACCAGCAAATGTAATGTTTGGAAGTCCAAGAGCACCTTCGCTTAGGATTGCAGTTGCAATACCACCAGTGCCATCATTGTTCTGAGGACGGATTGTAATTGTTGGTGGTAATGTATATCCAAGTCCTGGATTGGTAATTTGAATACTATCAATTGACTGACCCACTTGACCAGTTCTCTGAGTCATGAGTGCAACAGCAGTAGCATTGATGCCACCACCAGGTGCAGTCTGAATACCAATAATTGGTGGAACTGTATATCCTGTTCCATCATTGATAAGGTCAATGCTGCTTACAGCAAGATCGCTTGGACCACCACCAAGGTCTTTCGCAAGTTGAATAGTTGCTGTTGCTTGCTGTGCATCAAGACCAACCATTGTAATTTTGGTGGTGAAGATAAAGTCGGATACTGCCTGATCGACTTCTTCGATTCCAGTAATGACCTGTTCATCGAGTGCAGCATCGAAGACTTCACAACTCAACTGATAGACGAATAACTTATTCAGTTGATAGAATGGTTTCTTCGCTTCTACGTATTTAATCTCGAAGATAGTATTATCGAGAGGCAGATAAATCAAGTCACCTTCTGCTGGTCTCGATGATACTATGACATCTTCTCCTTGTAAAAATGGGGAAGTAAAGTCCTCATATCTTTCCTTTGAGATTATCAGAGTAATCTGATCTGTTGACTGAACACCAAACTTAGATAGAATATCTCCACTACCTGCAAACCCTTCATAGTTTGCTAGATACGCTTCCATTCTGAACGAGTCATCAAATTCAGTAGCAATTGTTTCATTCAGAATTGCATCTTGACTCACCAATTTTCTTGGAAGATAAATGATATCTTGTCCGTATATTTTTAACTGTTCGTTAATAAGATCCTGAACGAGTCTCTGCTCTCCTTGGGATCCTTGTAAAAAATAAGAATTTAATGGCATGATATATCAACCTATCAAATCGAAAGGTGGTTCTTGATAAGTGTCTTTAAGTTCTTGTTCTAGAACTTCTAACTCTGCCACGGCATCATCATAGAGTTGCCTTCCATTCAGTTGAACACCACCGGGAAGTGCCACTCCTTGGAACTTAATCAAGTTCTGACCCCACTGCCTCTTGATCAGTGAAGTAGTGTATTTCTTTAACCACCAATCGTTATAAACTAATGTAGAATCTGCTGGGTCAATCAACCGGTAACAGTCTAATACAAGGTAGTTGTCTTCATTAAATTCACGCCAATCAATATCTACGTATAATCTACCATTCTTTCTATTGAATCTTAACTGTGTATCTGGAGTGATAATTCTACTCAAATCCTCAAGATATGTCTTGGTCATTGAGTAATTTAAAAGATCAAGTGCTCCATAGTAGTAAACATCATTCAGGAACAGTTGATATTTGATATTGAACAGACCACTAGATATGGTGCTGTTATCCATTTTGAATACTTTATTGATCCCGATAACATGCTCTGGGAGTTGAATAAAGTTCTGGTTTTCTTCCCAACCCACTGTTGTAACACCAATACCAGAAGAATTAGTTACTGTGGTTGTTGTAATACCAGACCTTATTACTGCTTTATCTGCTCCACTGACTTTATGCTTCAGGAACATCCTTTGATAACCATCAAAGTGGTAATCCTGCCAATGTTGAATTGCATCATCAACCAGGTCTTCAATCTGATCATCATCTACGTTAATTTCTAAAACAGGAAATCCAAGTCTCCTAAGACAATAATCGATCAATTCTTGTCTGGTCGATGGTTTGCTCATTCTTCGATACCTGCTTCCTGATATTTAACTTTGTTTTGCAATTCAACGTAGTCTTTTGTCAAAGACTCCAGTTTTGCTTCTAAAAGAATATTTTGATTCATTAATGTAGCAATTTTAGAATGATAATTCTTAATCAAGATATTCACGTCAACGTCACTATTCATAATTCTAGAAGGTTCCTCCATCGAGAGTGTTTGTCCAAGTTGGTTTGTTTTCATATACGACAGTTACCGTATTTGGTGCGACTGAAATACTAGCACCATTTACAACCAGATCATTTGACGTATCGAATGTTCCTTGAACACCGATCAAAGTAAGAGTGGTTCCACCAGTGATCGTTGCCTTACATACACCAAACGCTGTGCTGTTATTCTGTTGAGTAACCAGAGCATCCTGGGCAATCGTCTGTCCAGATGGTAAAGCAATTGTAATTTCAGTTAGAGCAGTCAGAACTTGCGTAGAAGTTCTTGAATTTACAGCATCTGTTGGGGCATTGGTTGATCTTTGCAGACCATCACTGTCGAAGTAGACAGCACCACCAGTATTAAAGTTACCAGACTGATAGTAGATACCTTTAACATCTAAGAAACCTTTGGTTCCAGATACAACATTATTATTAATGGTAGCATCAGGAATATAAGTCCACTTTCTGCTTGCATCTCCATGAGTTCCATGGTTATCTTTAGATGATACATTATTTGAGAGAGCGTTATCATCAAATCCAAAGAAACCAACCTTGTTATTACCAACTCCACTACTTACATTGTAACTGAATGAAATACCACGGTCTGTATTGGTATCAAATCCATGAGTAATAGTTACTTGTGATGTAGTAGTAACACCAACTGCTGTACCTGTAAATGTTACAACCTTGGTTGCAGTATTATATGCGGTAACCGTAGCGATACCAGAAGCATCAATACCCGATACTGCTAGTTGGTCTCCAGTGTTGATGCCAGCAACTGAATCAAGCAGAACAGTAGATACACCAGATGCGACAGTTCCCATGACTGTCTTGATACTGGTTACATCACCAATACCAAAAATAGCATCATTAACTGTAACTTGATTTGAGTTAACAGTAGTTGTCGTACCATCAACTTGTAGGTCACCTTTAATAATAACCGTACCTTCATTGCTCAGACCATCAGGATATGGGTCAATGAACAGTTGGTTACCACTACCAGATTTGGTGGAAATGGTGTTAGATGAAATGCCAACACTACCAAATACCTGAGGAGAATTCCACTGCCATCCGTGACCAGTGACTACGATTTGATTATCGCCATCCTCATCATATTCAATACTAACATCCTTACTTGTACCAAAAGTAAGTTTGGTATCATCAGGAATGACAATCTCACCAGATCCATTAGGATCAAGGATGATGTCTCCATCGGTATCAGTAGAAGATAATGTATTTGTATCTAATCTTAAATTATCTACGTTCCACTGATCGACCCTTCCAGTCTGGTCAACAATAGCAACAAATCCATTTGCTGCAGTTGTGGGGTTTGCTTGACCTGCTACCAGACCAGGAGCAATACTTAATAAGTCGGTGTAGTATCTACCACCAACTACCTGAGCATTCTGTGCGTTATCACCAGCGAATAGTCTCCCACCTTTATTACCGTGGGTTCCTACACCAACTGTAAGACCTAATTCACCAAAGTTGAGACTCCCTGGAGCGCCAGTGCCCGTAGATCTTTTTACTCTAATTATACTTGCCATGGCTTAGAAATTTCCTCCATTGATATCCAAATTTTGGGTTGATCCAGGCGTTAATTCTAAAGTTGCTTCAAATTTGTTAGTTGTCCCGTTATAGACCAGAACTGCACCGTCCTGAACTCCCGAGATGTCAACATCAGATAGTCCACCTAAAGTTCCACCGCCTCCAGCAAAGGAGGATAAAACCTTAATAGCATTTTGTGATCCAACTCTGACTTTAATATCTGCCATATGTTTTAACCTGTGGTAACTCCAGCGGTAACGATAGCACTACCTTCTACAACTCTGGTTTTGAGTGAAGAAGCATCAGTTAATAGAACATCATATACATATCTACCAGGTTTCAGTCCAGAGGTGATCGAGGACCCTAAAGAGATCTTTAATTGTCCTTCTGTTGCGTTTGGAAAGGATACAACAAAGTTGGCAGCAGTTGTCAGTGACGCTGCTGATTTTTTCAATTTTGCTGCACCAGTAAATCCTGTTAAATCAAGTGGAGCATTTGCGTTGTTTTCAAGGTTGAACGATTGGTCGAAATTTGCACCAACGTCAACTACAATGTTGCTTACATATGCTGCCATTATTACAGTCAGTTAGATCTATCTACTGGTATTTATAAATCATTTTTCGCTATGGATAACAGTAGAGACTTTATTTCCTGAATATCGGACTTCATATCCTTCACTTCATCTTTCAGTTTATCCATTTCCTGCTTTTCCTTAAGTTTCCTTTTGGAAAGTTCCATGAATTTATCATATTCTTTTTTATTAGAATTAACGATAGCACCATTCGACATATCCCTATAAAGGGATGTGTCGGAATCAACTTTTAAACGCTCGGTCATACTGGGGAATCAAATGTTCTTAGGGCAATTGCTCTCAAGTTCTTAATTCTTGGAGCCTCAGATTGGTCAGGAGATGTCATAACAATCTTGACCTGGAATCCATTAAACTGTGGAGTGTTTTCTGCGGTATACTTATACTCGCTGAATCCATTCTCGTTCTTATTTGGATTTACAGTATTGTCTGATAAACCATTCCTATTGAATGGGATATAAGTTTGACCAGTCTCATTTTCGTCATTTCTAAACAGTCTGTAGAAGA